CTTGTATCCATCCAATTATATTTCTTGGTTTATTCATTTTCTCTTCCCTTTCTTCCTTTTTAATATTTATCCATTCATTCATACTTATCACATTTTTATTTGGAGTTCTTTTAATCTTAGCAACATTTTTTGTAAAATTAATTTTAGGTATTGCTAAATCTATAAAGTTCATTTTATTTCCTTTGTTTAATTGTGGGCAATACAATAGATAATACTAAAGGAGAGATTATCATAAAGAAAATTGCATCACCCACTAAATATTACGATGTTAAACTGTCAATATATTTTTCCATTCCTTTAGTCTTTTTTTCCCACCTATCAGCAGATTCAATAGTCTTATGCCACTTCCAAAATAAGTATAAACAAGAACCTAGCAAATGTATAAGAAGAGCTATCATTGCTATAAAATACGATAGTGGAATTATTATATTATTCTCCATTGTTAGTCACCATTATTATATCCATCTTCTTTTTCCAGTCTATTACTTTAACATTTTCAGGTTGCTGTAGTATTTCTAAATAGCAAGGAGTTGAATGGATAGATGGTAATCCTTCCTTAAATATTACAGGCCCATTATATATAGTATCATTGCAATATGTACATATATCTTCTGATGGTTTATTTTCAACTATATTCTTTAATTGAAAAAGTGCTTTTTGCATACTCATTTTATTCTCCATGTTCTTTATCTTTTTCCTTTCTTTTATCTTTTAATATTATTATCATCAATTTAATAGAGTTGTCAAGGCGCTTTTTTTCTAGAATTAGTCTACCTTGAAATCCTTAGTAATGGTTGATTACAATTAGCATCCCTGTCGTTTACCAAACGCTTGCGGGAATTTACAACTCTAAATTTTTTTGCTATTAACAATTCAGCTCCCATCTACCATCATGGGTTAAGGTTGAGGATTCGAACCTCGTATTGCAGCGACCCATAGCTTCAACATATATCTATGCTTAGAATATACTAATAGCAAATCTTTAGCACTCAAGTTCGCCCTCTACTGACTTAACAGCTAAGAGCGTCAATCCTTATTATTCAACTTAAACGAGATAGCAATCTACTCAGCGATTAACTGAACTATCTGCTCGAAGACTTCATAAGTTATAGCGTTACCACTCTCATCATTGATATTAGTCTGAGTGCTAATGTTAAATTTTTGAGAAGACCTATATATTTTGTTCATAGGTTCGTGACTCATCTTATCTTCTCTTTAGATGTTTTGAGTACACTTTTGGGCGACTCCATCCCTTTTCTCCTAAATTTTTTGAGCAGTAGAATAAATGGTGTACTTCCATTACCCTTCATGATTAATAGTCTTGCATCTGTGCGCAGACTACTAGGATACATCTACCACTCAAAATTTATTGATTAGGCTGTTAAGGACTCTTTTGGAATCCACTGTTTATTACAGCACAGTCATTTTCTCTTAAAGGTGGAGCAGATTGGTTACTGCTATGTCCCCTCATAGTAGACGCTTCTGCGGTCTCATCTGTAAATGTCTATGTTTTCCTTTAAGTAGTTAATATTGCCACCTAATCAAATAATCTATCAAATCTCCATACTTTATACCATCCACGACCACCATACGCTCCACGATTCCATGTATAATCCATATTAAGAACATCAATCATTACCCAATCAATCAATCCATCATACCATGGCCATGTATAAACAAAATGTTCAACGCCTTTTCTTGTACCATCTGGATTCTGTCCATCTTCAGGGCCTATCCATTTATAATAATCTTGATGACGATATTCATGTGATAATCTCTTGAAAAGTTGCTTTAACATATTATCTCCTTAATTATGTTAATTATGAAAAATTTAAAAGTTTAATTGGACCTTAGGGTAAACTTCGAGTAGCTAACTCTATAAATACCATCAGATAATACTTCTTTATTACTTCTCCGCGATTATCTATTAGCGTGACATAGTTCTATGACCATGTTATTTAATAATTGTAGTATACAAGTAGTTAAAGGGCTATCTATATGTAGTATACAAACAACCCTATTAACTAGTTATAATGTCTCTCGTTATACTAATAAAAGTACAATAAGAAGACAAAAGAAGAAATATCCTAAAAGGATATTCCTCCTGTGCCTCTAAGAGCATAAGTAAGCTGTGAAGCTTTACGTCTAATAGCACGAGATTCGAAGTTATCTTCTGATAAAGCCGCGTTAACCCTTAAGTCCATAGCTTTATTCTTGATTAGCTTCTTCTTCTGTGCTAAAGGAGCAGCTTCTACTTCTCGCATGAAAGCCTCAGCCTGTTCAGCATTATCACGTTCAGCTTGATTAGCATTCCATTGAGCTACCATTGTATCATGTATAGCTTGGTCAATGATGCCAGCATTCAGTGCAGCTGCCAGTTGTTGTGGTGTCATTTACACCTCCTTTAGTTAATGAAAGATTAATAACCATAAAACTATAACATAAAATATAAAAGTCAAAAATAACGTAAATCCTATTTACGACTATCTACCGATAGGTAGTACTATGATAAATAACACTGCATAACATTTTGTAAAATATTTCTTGACAACACATGGTCATTTACTGTAGCTTATTGCACCTAGACTATTAATAATAATATACTATTGTTAAATAATAGGGCGCTTATAGATTATTATATATAGTAAAGGAAGAGAAAAAAATGACAAAAAAAATAGACTGGATAGATGCCTTACCTATAGATGCTCGTGAAGAGATTATTCATTATCTATCTAAAGATGATACGTCAGAACTAGTTCCTTTGCAGATAAATACCAATATATACTGGATTCCCCTTGAAGTTAACCTATTAATTAAAGCTTTAGAAAAAGGTGAGATTGACGAATTAGAAGAAGAAAGGGTTTTAAGTTAATGGAGTATCAAAAAATAAAAGGCAAACGTCATTATGTCTATGATGATATACAAGAGTTTAAAGAAGACTATCCAAATATAGAAGTAGGTAATTGGCGTGATGCTAATGAAGGTGATTGGGTGTGGAGTGATGACGATAGAATTGTACAGTTATTAAAAGTAAGTGGTATAAAGCATCCTAATGACAGAAAAAATTATAAATTATCTAAAGGATATGTCCGTACTATTGTAGGTACATTTTTAAATAATAAAAAAACAACAATGGATACTGACTTTAATAAACATCCAAATAGATATACATTTAGTACTAAAATAAAAAATACAAATGCAAGAATAAAAGAACGCAAGAATTTAACAAAAAATGAGCGTATATTCTCCGTAAACGTAGCAGGTGGTATGGGAGCGGTTAAGTCTTATATGGATGCGTATGAAGAAATAAATCCAGAAAAGGCTAGAAAGAAAGCAGTTGTGTTATTAAAGCAGGAAAGAATTATGCAAGAAGTTGAAAGAAGTGTATTAGAAGTATCAAAGACATTAGGTCTAGACCATGAGTTTGTATTAAGAAAACTAAAGTTATTAGCAGACCATAGTGAAGATGATAATATTATTTTGCAATCAACTAAAGAAATTGGTAAAATTATAGGTACAACTGGTACAACAGTTAAACAAAAAGAAGTAGGAGTGTTTGGAGTGTTTCAAGGATTTAGTCCTGAACAGCTCGAAAGTATAGAAAGGCAAAAACTAAGTGATGGAAATACAAGTAGACAAATTGACGTTGGGTCAAACGATTGAAGCCTTGAAAAAGACTTCAGAAGGTTTAACCAAACTAGAAATAGAATATCCTGACAATTATATTGTTAGGAAAATAGTGACAATGAAACAACTTGTTGACCATCTTGATGCAACTAACATAATACTAGATGAACAAGATAGTTATACAAATTAATATTCCGTATGCATTAAGCACAACGGATTCAACTTTTAAATACATGGTGTTTTATACAAAATGATAGCAACAAAAAGGAAGATGAAAAGGAACGAATTAATAAAAAGAGTAGAAGCTTTAGAATTTGTATTATCAAAAGTAATTAGTTCACAAAGAAATGTAGAATTAATTATAGATTATTATATTGAAATGAATGGTAATGAAGAAAAATTTCAAAAATTCTTAGATAAAAAAGCTAAAGATGCAGAAAGCTCCGAACCTAAATCTAAATAATATAACTAAAGCTGAAGAAGTATTTCAACTAGCAAGTAAAGATTTAATATCATTTGGTAAATTATTTTTACCTGATGACTTTATGCGTAGTGAAACTCCACCTTTTCATTATGAAGTAGCAGATAATATAGATGACCTTAAAGTAAAGCAATTAGCTGTAATACTTCCCAGAGGTCATGGTAAAACAGTATTGACCAAAGCGTCTATATTGAAAGACTTTCTATTTTGCCCAAAAGATGATATGCATTTTTATGCTTGGGTATCTGCTACTCAAAAATTATCTGTTGGTAATATGGATTATATTAAATATCATCTTGAGTATAATGAAAAAATAAAATATTATTTTGGAATGACAAAAGGCCCTAAGTGGACTGAAGAAGATATTGAGTTAAATAATGGATGTAAGTTAATAAGTAAATCAAACGTAGCAGGTATTCGTGGTGGAGCTAAATTACATAAAAGATATGACCTTATAATATTGGATGACTTTGAACATGAAGCTAATACAATTACTAGAGAAGCTAGAGATAAGAATGCGAATTTGGTTACTGCTGTTGTCTATCCCGCTTTGGAGCCTCATACTGGTAGGTTGCGTGTTAATGGCACTCCTGTACACCATGACTCTTTTATTAATAATCTGCTTATTAATCATAGTAGGGCTGAAAAAGCTAAAAAAGATTTTGCTTGGAAACTAATTACATATAAAGCTGTATTACCAAATGGTTCTCCATTATGGGAAGGTTGGTTTCCATCTACTAAATTAGAAGAAAAAAAGAAGTTTTATTCTGACTCTGGTAGACCACAAAAGTTTTATCAAGAATATATGATGGAGGTACAAAGCCTTGAAGATTCATTATGGACAAGAGAACATATTAAGTATTGGGAAGGAAGGTATGAGTACGATGTGGAAGAAAATCAAAATTACTTGGTTATTGATGGAGAAAAATTTCCTGTTAATACCTTTGTTGGTTGTGACCCTGCCACAGATATTGATACTAAGGAGTCTGATTTTTCTGTTATCATGGCTATTGCGATTGACTCAGAAAATAATTTATATGCTTTAGAATATGAAAGACATAGAAGTATACCAACCATAGGACAAAAATCTGATACTGGAGAAGTCATTGGTAAGAAAGGTGTAGTAGATTATATTATGGATATGCACGAAAAGTATCATTGTGTATCTAGTACTGTTGAAGATGTAGCTATGAATAGAAGTGTATTTCAATCTTTAAATTCAGAAAGAAGACGTTTAAACAAGTTTGATATAGCAGTAATACCAGAAAAACCAGGCGGAAGACAAAAGATTAATCGTATATATAGTGGTCTTTCAGGTAGATTTAGTACAGGAACAGTACATTTAAGAGAAAATATGTTTGATTTAATCAATGAAGTTGTTACTTTTGGCCCTAGAATGGCTCATGATGATACCATAGAGACTCTTTATTATGCTCAAA